TATCGGAGAGATCGACTCGGTGCTCGACAAAGAGATATCCACCCGTTGCGCGCCGTCGTACATCGTCAACGTAGCCCTGTACTCGTTCTGCTCGTTCATCGTCGCAGACGTAGATTTTGCCATTTATTGTAACCTCTGTGTACTCGCGGCCGAGCAAGTATTCGCTTGCGAAATAATGTGTTGCGCTACCGTCATCCGCATACGGCGATGAGCCGCCATCTTCGGTGTTCTCGGGGAAACTCATGCTCCCCGGACATGGAATCCAACGATGAGCAGAGGACGGAGAGAAAAGCGAATGGCTCACTTCAACTCCGCCAATTGCCGCGCGCCGCGCTCGAATAGCTCTTGCTTGACGGCGCCCGTATGGTTTGAGGACTTATGAATCAATGCGAGCTCCGTCATGATCTTCACCCACAGCACTCGGCTTTCCGCACTCAAGCCACTAGGGATCTTGTTAGTGCGCAGCAGATTTGCGCGAGCAATTTTACGCTCGCGCGCTAGTGGGTCTTTGAACTTCAAACGCTACCCTCGCCTTTGTGCCCAGGGACAGGATCTTTAGATTGCGGCGGCATTGTCGCGGCGGGCGGCGCGGGCGGGGCCGGGGTGCACAGTGCTGCAAGCGAAATCCCTGGCTTCGGTGTGACTTCCACCATGACGCTCTGAACACCCTTCATGCAATCGGCCTGGTTTGCAGCGTAGCCGATCGATTCCGATGCGACCACTTCGCCATTCTGATAGGCGACCACTACGCCTATGTAAGTCTGTTTAGGTGGCGGCTCCGCACTGTGCGCCGAGACGTACCAGAGTGCGAGAAGCGCAGCAATCGTCAAGCCGAACAGCAGGCCGGTTAGGTTATGGATTAGACGAGTCATCTGGTAGGCACTCCTCAAAGAACGGTGTTATGCCGTCCGGGTAGATGTAGTACGGGGTTCGGCCAGCGGCGATGCACATTGTAGCGTTGAGGTTTTCGCTCTGTCCTTGCGGGTCTAGCTCCCACACGTGGCGACTTGGAAGTATCACCGAATCGAATGCATGGAGAATTGCAAGGCCGGCGGCAAAGCCAACAAGCACAATGACAACTGCCGCCAGCTTATCGAAATGGCGCATCAATCAGCCATCAAAATAGCGTCAGCCTTCTCGATGAACGCTGCGCGGTCGCTGTCCTTGACTCCGCTCGCATTCTTCGCACTGAACTCCGCGAACAGCGCAACGGCTTCGTTTCGCTTGTTGGCAGAGAGCATCTCGTTAAGCTTGCTCTTGACATCATCAAGCGTCGGGCCGGTCGGCTCGACCACTGCAGGCTTGGGCTCTGCTTTCGGCTTGGCGGGCTTCTTAGGCTCAGTCACTTCAGCCCGTCCCCATATGGCTGCACTGTTACCTTCAAGGAAGGCCAAGAACAATGCCGCGTTTTCGATTATCTGGTCGCCTGGGCCGCCGGCTTGAATGGCGCCAGCAAGTGCTTGCGCACGAAGATCAGTAGACATTGAGGGCTCCTATCGTCGGTTGCATTGCGGATTCTTTACTTCGGCGGCGCGCTCGGCGGAGTCGGGGGCGGCGCTTGCGGCGGTGTTCCGGGCACCGACACCGTCGTCGTTGAGACATCGACGCACGGCAAGCCGGAGTCGGGCGGTGGGCAAACTCGGCCAGCCATTGCCGGGGCGGTGACTGCAAGCAGCAATGCTGCGTAGAGAAACTTCATTGGGACTCCTATCGTTTGGTTCAGTGAAAGTAGCATGTGATAATTAAACAAGCAAGTCCGTATCTCCCGAAATGTGCGCCATTATGTCGGGGCCTGAGGCGTTGCGCCAACGGGCGTGGTTTCGGATGATTACACCGCGATACCGGGATTCCCCGCAACGCCATTGTTTGGGCTCGCCCATGAATGGGGCCTGGCAGAGCATCCGGCCCACCCGATCCGCCGATGGCTTGGCGACACAGTGCCTACGCACATGGTCTGCCACCTCCCGTGTGACGACGATATCCCGATCGAGCGGGGCGGCGATTTCCTCGAAAGCGCCAATGAGCAGTTCTAGGTCTAGGGCTGTTGACGCTCGCGCCATTGCCGTTCGAGCTGCCGTCTCCGGAGCTCGCGCTGTAGCAACAAAATCAGCAATAGACGTATTGAGAAAATAATACCTAAGAACACCAGCAGCCCTGGGACCCAGTAAGAACTCATTGTAGATCCACCTTTGTTCGTTGGGAGTAAATTGTGGGGCGTGCAATTCGTGCACCGCCCATTTGCGGTCGTTATTGTCTATGGCCGCAGCATCGTCCTTGTTGCTGGTGGCGGTCAGGAACATGTGATTTGGCATCGTGTAGCCGGGCATACCCTTAGGGTGAATGCTAATCACGTCGTCCGCTATCCAATTCTCAATCTTCTTCGATGTCGCTTCCCGCTCGCCTCGGGTACCCGCTCTGAATTCGGTCAAGTTCACGTGCCAGGCGTTCAACAGATAGTCGTTGAAGTCGCTGTTTAGCAGCGAGAAGGTCACTTCTTTGGAATAGGCGGAACCAACCAAGAGCATAGGAATCTGTTTGAGGAGCGTAGTCTTCCCGTTGCCTTGCGTTTCGCTCCATATTAATGGCGCCGATTTGATTTTGACCCCCGGCCGTTGGACCACGTGCGCAAAGAATTGTAAGAGCCAAGCGCGATACGTTTGGTCGTCTATTCGATCGAACAGCCATGTGATCTTCTCCAGTTCTAATGCCGTAGGCTCGAGCGGTTCGGGTAGACGATTCCGGTAGCCGTTCGCAAAGGAATCGCCTTGGAAGTCGAAGATTGCGCCCTCGCCTGGGTGAAATGCAAGTCCATCCACCGTGCGCCGTTCGCGGCTGAACTTAAGGAGGCTCGTTGGTTTATCGGCACTGCGCGGGAGCATCGGCGTGAACATGTGGTCAATGGCGTGGTCCGTTGGGTAAAGGCGATGCGTCTCAATGTCAAAATACCGATCGGCGCTCGAGACGAAGACCAAGCGCTTGACGAGCGCATCAATGGCGGCCTTCTTGCCCACCATATCCGCAACTTGGCTTGCTGTGGGTGCTGCCTCTGCGGCCGTGACAATGGGGAACTCGTCCGCTTCCGCCGGCAGCTCGGCCGCGAGCGCTGCGCCGGTTGCCGCGTGCTTACCCTTACTGTCGAAGCTCAGCCAATGGCTCTTGAGTACCGCCTCGCCTGGATATGGCGCGCGGGTAATCTTCGAGGACCAATCCTTCCATATGTCAAACCCCTCTTGAGCTCCGCCTGTGCCGTCGTGGAGCTGCATAGCGACCCGTATCCATTCTTCGTATTCGCAATCGGGGCTGTGCTTGAACGCGGCCTTTCTAAGCTTCACCAGATCGACGCGTGGGCGCTCTGCCTGAGGCTCTGGGAGGGTCTCAGCGCCGTCAGCATCAAGCCCGCGCCACACGGCAAGGAGCGCTGCGGGGATCGCCTGCAGGTCGCGCCAGTCGCCCAGCAGTCCGCCGCCCCAGGCATATGGCTTTTTAGTCTCTGGGTGAATCGACCCAGGGAGCGCGTCGTGAACCGATTTTAGTTCTGCTGTGGCGCAGCGAAGCTCGAGGCCGCTACCTTTCGGCTTGAACGTACGAAGCGGACGTTTCATACGAAACAGCAATTTCGCCCGCCCGTGGCGCCCTGAGTCGATCGTAACGGCGCGATCATCGGCTAGCAGCGCGTCTATGTCCACACCGCGCTCAGCCAGCCAAGGGCGCGCCAAGTCCATCGCATCAATGTCTAGCGCACATGTGCCACTGAGCGCATGCAACAATCCCGCACCATCAAGACCCTCCGCGGCATTGGCAGGTATCGATTTGATGTTCCAATTCGCGTAGCGGGGCGCCTTACTGCCTTTATCTAGCGCGCAGATTGCCCAACCGTGGTCTACAAATTCGCGAAAGTTCATCGGTGAACCAGGATGCGGTATCGGGCAGCCCAATATTCTTTCTGCTTTACCGGATCCCGATAGGGCATATCAGATCAAGGGACATTTAGAACAGGCCAAACACAATTCCTGTTGGTTTAATTCCCCTTTGCTGGCATGCGCCAAACGCTGCGCCAATTCAGCTGACACGCCGCGTCTGCCTGATGCTATGTGGTGTAAGTGAACAACCGATGTTTTGGCCGATTTGGCTAATTCGCGTTTTTCTTCTGCTGTGGCTTTACGTAGCCAGGCGCGCATGGCGGATGGGGGACGGCGCATTAATGCTCCCGAATTGGTGGGACGGTCACGGTAGCAAACCCCTACAGACTTCGCAACCACCTACCGATAAGCATTGCCCCTGGGATTTGTACGATGAGCCAGATGATAACCACTCTGAGCATTACCCGATGCTACGCACAAAAGGAGGGCGGCGTCAAGCACCGCTCTCCTGGAGGTTGTGCAACGCGACTTTATGGCTCTGTGTCTACCCGGGTCATGTTCTGGTTGGCTCCTATCGCTGCGAATTGCAGCGTAGAGCCAATTTAGCCGTTGCTAATTACCGTGTCTGTGCGCTGGAGCGCTTAGTGTGCGTAGGATTGCGACTACGCCACGTGCGAATAATCCCTTAGTGGCTACCAAATTGGGGGAGAGCCGGCCCGCTTTTCATCCGGGACCGGGTGTTACGCCATTGAGTCAAAGTCGTTGGCCTCTCCATAAACTTTATCGCTTACCCCTCAGAACGGCGATCATACCGAATAGCAGCGTAAGAGCCGCTGCGCCCGTGCCCGCGCTTATCTCTGGTGCTCGCGTTGTGGGCGGGCTGCTCGGCGGTACATAGCCACCACCGCCACCACCGCCACCGCCACCGCCACCGCCACCGCCACCGCCACCGCCACCGCCACCGCCACCGCCACCGCCACCAAATTCGCTGAATCCTGTTTGGAATCCGTTGTCACCCATGCCGCCATATTCGAAATAGCCCACCATGAACGGCACATCGACAGTTTGCGTCACGTAGTACGGCAACACTTCAGGCAGCGCCTCGAGCTCTACGCTCGGCGCGAGCGGCAGGAAGCGTACATCGCACGTCATCTGCGGCACGGGCAGCGCATGGCGCTTGTGGTGGTGCTTTACGGGCGGCGCTAAGCAGGGTTGCGCAAGGGTCAAAGCAAGAATTAGAGCGCTCATAGCACATGACTCCAAGTTTTTCGACTAAGGACTCGGCTGATAGCGGTAGTGCTCACTCCGTGCAATGTAGCTAGCGTTTCATGTCTTTCGCTCGATGCGCGTATCTCGCGCACCCTTGCGTTGTTCAGTTTGGCTTGCGTGTTGCGCGAGCCGCGTTGGTGCTGAAACCCTTTGGGCCATGCCGGGATACTGCCTATCGGCTTATCCGCTTGCGGGTCGCCATGGCGGCGTTTGCGCGCATAGTGCGCTGCGCACATGCGACAACGCCGAAAGCGCGGTCGCTCGCAATTGGGTACTGAGCAAGTCATAGCACACGCTCGATCTTAACGATATTCCAGGCAAGACAGAGCATTGCTGCCTGCGTAATGCTACTCGCTAGCATCCGGTAGCTGGTTTGCTTAGTGGTGACGCGGTAGAGTTTCATTTGACTAACTTCGCCATTACTAGCGCAGCCTCGTATTGCTTGCGGTACAACGTTCCTGCTTTGTGTGTTTTCTTAACAGCCGCAAGAAGTTCAGCACGCGAGCCACTGAAACAACCTGTCGTATATCTAACCTTGATTTTAGTATCGACATGGATAGACAGGGATGCGCGCCGTGATCCGATAGGTCCGATTAGTAGAAATGACGCGTCGTCACGTACCCACGCGTTGCCGGATACCCGCGCGTTGCCGGATACCCGCGCGTTGCCGGATACCCGCGCGTTGCCGGATACCTGCGCGTTGCCGGATACCGACGCGTTGCCGGATACCGACGCGTTGCCGGATACCTGCGCGTTGCCGGATACCCACGCGTTGCCGGATACCGACGCGTTGCCGAATACCCACGCGTTGCCGGATACCTGCGCGTTGCCGAATACCTGCGCGTCGCCGGATACCTGCGCGTTGCCGGATACCGACGCGTCGCCGAATACCCACGCGTTGCCGGATACCGACAAGTTATGCTCCGTGGCTATGAATCCGCCCAGTTCGCCGGCTGCAATGGTGCCAAATGCGACTTTGGCGCGAATGCGGAACAAACCGTCTCTAGTTTCGGCCGTCAACTCATATTTTTTGTTCTTCATAGCGCCCCCAACATGTCGAACGTTTCTCGCGCTGGCGATTCCTGCTCGTTGAGTGTGTCAGCAGCTTTGACGGCTGCTTGGCGCGTCGTATACTTGCCAACGTCGCGGTAATGTCCATTGTGATTGCAAGCCACGATCCAAAAACCGTGACGCTGAACGTGCGAGACGAAATATGATTTACTCACGCGCCTACTCCCTTGATCGTTTCAAATGTTGCAACATGCGCAATGGTGTCGGCCGCTTGGCTCCAACGCGATGCGCCTATATCATCTTCCCATGCGTTCAAGCTGTGCGCCTGCAGTTCGCAGCTATGGGCAACCGCAATGAGCAAATCAGTCAGGCTCATGCGATCAAGCAGTGCGTCGATGTAGAATTCTGCGTTCATAGTGGGTTTCTCCTACTTCAATTGAAACCGATAGCCGATCTTAGCGGTGAACTGCTCGCGCGGTCCAAGCACCTCGCCGTACCCGTACATCGTGGTGCCGCCCGAGTTGACGTAACCTGGGTAGTTCATGCGCTTATCGAGCGCGATCCCTTCCGAGACATCCAGAAATAGGTGCTTCGGCAAATCCCAATGAGCCTCAAGCGCAAGCGCCTCGCTCCCATAGTTGGTTCGATCGCTGCCAAAGTGCTGCACTGCGTGTGACTGGTGAACGAGCTCCGGGGCAATGTAGTTCGGCGTGATAGCCGCGCACCCTCCAATTCCCCCGGCAAGGCCGGCGGCTACAAACATCAGCACGACGGCTTTCATGCGAACACCACTTGCGCTGCGAATAGCGCTGTGATCATGAGCCACGTTGCAGCAAGTGCGATTAGTTGCCATTGGGTGAACGATGAGTTACGCCGCTGTGCGCGTGAGACGTTGAATGGGTTGCGAGTTATCATGTTGAGCTCCTACCAGTATTTGCTAATAAAGTGGATAGGGATGTAGAGCAGTCCGCAAGTGATTGGCACATTGACAAACAGCCAAAAGAAAAACCCATCGGTGCTGTTGAAGTCTAGTTTCATGACTGCTTGCTCCGAAGTAGCGACCAGGCCATCCAAAAGGCTGCTTGCTCGCGTGGGGTTTTGTGCTCTGTGACTATGTAATTCATTTCGGGTTGCTCCTCATCGTTGCAGTATTCGGTGTTGTCTTTGTACCAGTCGTAAACGTTCATTTCTTAATACCTTTTGCTAACAGTTATAGTATCGGCTGTACGCGCAACGGATGCAAGGGCAATTGCGTGAAGCAAGTCTCAATATCGAAGCAAATACTTTTCTATTCGCCCTGCAGCCTTCATCAAGACGGTTGCAGCTGCTTCCACAGTTTCAGTATCGGTGTCATTTAACTTAAGCAATTGGATAGCCGCATCTTCCATGCGCTGGACAATGTCTGCAGCAATTTGCTCGGCGCTCATGACAGGAGCTCATCATCGTCAGTCTTGGGCTCTAACCCGATTGCCTCGGCCATATTAGACGGTGCGCCAATCAGCGTGTTCTCTACCTGGCCTGCCACATAAGCATTAATCGCACGTCCAGACAGGAGGAACCATTTCTCTGCGCCCATGCCTTCCCAGGTAATGGCCTTCTCCTTGTTATCGCCAAAGCGGTAACTGTTGAGTTCATCGGCCTCCTGCTCAAAGGTGTGCGCCGACTCCCATTTGTCGAGCTCCTTCAAAATTTGGTACGCATAGGCGCGCGATACGTGGTGCGCGGCGGCCGCCTGCGGCATGGTTTTTGTCTCTGTGCGCTCGGCTAAATAGCGAATAAAGCGCGCCTTCATACGTCGCTCGATCGGGGTTAATTGCTCTTTCCATACGCCCATTGCGATCTCCTAGGTTTTGGGTGGGAGCGCGAAGCATATTACGAATTACTCAGCAATACAAATAATTCGTACTCTGACAGAGTAGACACTGTGGACACTGTGGAAGCCGATTTGCACCTCACCGCTAAAAGCAAATTACTTTTTCTACATCACTTCACCCTCTGTCCATTTGTCTACTCTGTCTACTTGTCTTATTAATTATTATGTTTATCAGTAAATCAATAGCTTACGGAATTGGCAAATAAGACAAATGGACAAACGGAATGGCGTCCACAACGCCTCGAGCCCATTGCAACGTGCCGCCAGGGCGCACCCCTGGCTTGGCACACGTCTTGTGCCATCCGCAGCCGGCTACTGACGCCTCGATACCCTGGCACGCTTCTTGCATTGTGCAGTGCGTCAGGAGGGATTTGCGGCGCTGCCGCATAGGGATGGGCGAATTGCGGGAAGTGAGGGAGACCCCCGAGGGCCCCCTTTGAGAGGCTCAAGGCTAAGCGG